CATACAAATATGCACCAGTAAATGAACCTCTTACTATTGGGGTAAAGTTAATTGTTCCAGTTACTGTAGATCCATACGATACTTCAACATTAACTTTAATTTCAGGATAAGTAAATGTTTGATATCCTGTTCCTGTAGAACCCAAACCCACAAACTTACCTCTGGTAAAGTTACTGGTTATTGTTGCACCGATACCAGCATCTGCTAATTTAAACGAATTATCATCTACCTTCATCACATAATATGATGATGTTGTTGTTAACCCTTGAATTGCTTTTGGTATTGTTGTTCCTAATCCAACTGTAGGTGAATATTCAACAATATCTCCATGTGAGAATCCATGATTTTTATAATTGATAATATCATAAGATGTTGATATACCTGCAGGATCTACTCTTAATTTACGATGTTGATATCCAGAACCACCATTTAATACTCTAACATTGAGAAGAGTATTTTTTGTTTCTGTTCTAAATTTATGAATACCACTAGCTGCTGTATCAGTTGCTAATCCCACTGTATTAATACCAGCAATGCCTGATAAAGCATCAGATTTATTATTAAATATTCTAACAGTGGTAGGATTAACTACTCTGACAAAATATGGATCTCCATCAGACAAAGTACCTGTAATAGTATTTAAGTTGTCAGTGCCAATACCGATAGATGGATTTCCCTCGTTTCTATAGAATACTTTTTGACCATTTTCTAGATTATGTTCCGTCTTAAATGTAATAGTTTCATCATTTATATCAATACCACCATTAAAAAATATATCTCTACTATCAAATGATATGTCTCTAAATCTGGATCCTAATACTGGTTCTAATACACACCCACTACCATTACCACCAGTTAGTGAAATATTTGTAACTGATTGGATATCAAAATCTTGTGGATCTACAAATATCTTCTCAACACTTCCTGAAAGTATTGGTTCTACTAATGCTGTTACACCAGAACTTGCTTCTACGTTTATAATAGGAGGATTAACAACATCATAACTATCTCCCCCATTTAACACTTCAACATCTTCTAGAGGACCAAAGAATATATTGTCGTCAGACACAGGAGAATGTATTTGTACACCATCAATTAAAATTCCAATATCATTTACAGTTTTATCTTGATTGGATGATACAAATAAATTCTGTGATAAAGGAATTCTTCTTAAAATTTTATCGGCATCTAAATTCTTATTAGCATGTCTTTGTAAAATAAATTCATGACTACCAGTAGTTAAAGAACCAAGACCAACTTGCACGGTGCTTGCAGAACCGATCTGACTTCTTGAATTATATAATGCGATTCTTGTTATTTGTGAACCTGCAGGTTCTGGTTGTGGATCAACGTAATATACTCTTCCAGATGTTAATCCTACAATTTTTTCCGAATCAGGATTATATACAACTGCATCACCTTGTATGAGTTTTATATCTTTGTTTGCTGGAGGAACAAACTGAATGAAACTAAACAAATCAGTTAATGGATTTTGACCATCAAAGTTTGCTGTAATCGCTGCTCCTACAAAACTTTCTTTTATAATTTCTACTTCTATATCATAACTTGGTAAAGAGTTGGATGCAACATATCCATCAATATTAGAATCAGTATAAACGTTTAGTACATCAGATATTAAAGTTTCATTTCCTCCATTTATAGGAATTACTGTACTATTTGCTCTTTCAATAACTCTTCGTATATCATATAATTCATTTGATTGGTAGGGGATAGATAAGTTTAATGATGAAGCAGTAAACTGATTTAGATTTACATTAATACTATTTTTTGCAACCACAAACTCACCAATGACCACTTGTTCATTTCTTTTTAATATCTCAAATAAATCACCTTCTTTCAATGATGACTTATCAATTGGTGTTTTTACTATAAATGTTGGAGTTCCTGTCCATTCAACTTGAAATCTTGAACTTGTATTGTATTTCCAAGAATTTGCAAAAATTTCTTTATAAGTTGAATTATTATTATCTATTTTTTCACCGACATTTTTTACAAATATATTCTCACCCTCATTAACCAAATTAATGTCTGATATAGGAACTAATTCAGATAATACACCAGTTATTCTTAAATCAACTCTCTTCGACAAATCACCATTTTCATAACCAAAGATAGTTTCGTTTGCTCTTATGTCATCTGCAGTATTGATACCAACATTAATTCCTGTACATCCAAAAAATTGATTTATTGATTTTGATGTATAATCAATTGTATTATTTCCACTTATAATGGTACCAGTTGTTCCAAATCCTACTGTTGAGTCAACAGAGATAACACTTGCATTTATTTGTGAACCACTGAGTGCCTTTGTTTTACCAGGTATTGTAAATATTCCCTGTATTAAATCCCTATCATTATAACCTACAAATAATGATAATTTGTAATATGTTTTTCCATCTCTTGAAAATATCTCTACTTCAGATATCGAAGCACTGGTATTTAAATCATCAGATTTAAATATTGTTTGACCTACTAGATTTTGTGGTTCTCCAGTTGATACAAGATCTGCAACCACTACTTCTCTACGGATAAACTCCGAACTAGAAGGTTTAATTAGATTGTTTTCTAAGTCTAATATCTTTGCATCAACTCCATATAAAACTTTGAAGAGAACTCTTATTGATTCTTCAATACCCTTTGACTGATAAAAAGAACGAGCAAACTTAACAAAGTTCCCTACATCTAAATTTTCAGTAAAGTCGTTATTCTCAAGACCAGGTAAGAATGTTTTTTTCATCTTCCTGTAAAATTCTTGAATGAACAGAACTGAAAGATTAGTTACAGAGGTGCCAGAAACATGAGATGATGCAGAAGTATCCTCAAATTTTAGTTTTTCTCTATTAACATCAATAAGAGATGATGATACACCTACACTATAACCTGTAATACCACTAAAACCACGTAAACAACCAGTGAATGAGGTTGATGTAATACCAGTATATGATATTATCTCATCATCAATTTTTAATAATCCATATTCACTTGGAAATCCTTTTGTACTAGGAACTGAAATTGTAGTATCTGTGGAGTCAATTGCAGAGGTTATACTTGTAAGACCCACAACAACTTCAGGAACTAAGTTATCAACTTTTAGATATTGATCTAAATTATTAATTAAATCACTTGGTCCTCCCTGAAATTCCTGAGAGATATAGTATTGTTTAAAAAATTCTGTTGCTTTTGGAAAATCAGCGAGTATAAACTCAGGTAATTGATTTTCAATAATCGTATTGACCTTTATTCTTTTGTCAAATTGTGACATAAATTATTTCCTCTCTAAAACTCCATTTGAGTAACTTGAGGTAAAGTAATCTCTTGTGAATACAACACCTGAAACATCTTCTCCTGATGCAATTACGTCCTTCACCATATTTATGGTAGTATTAGAAGTGTTAAAACTGACAAATAAATCTTTTAATCCAACTACATCATTTGATTCAGGATATGCTTGAACTTCTATAATATTGTTTTCTGCTTGTGTTGATGCAAAATTAATAGTATTCAATATTATTTCACCTTTCTTATAATCAACACCTCCAGCATCTTTTATCAATACAACCTGTTCATTTTTATTATTTCGTGAAACAACACTTATTTTTCCTTTCATACTGCCATCCAAATTACCTGCTGCGTCTTTATTTGGAATATCAGTTAGGTATGCCATAGTGCTTGAACCAGTAAGCATGAATCCAGTGCTCTTTATGTTAAATCCTGCTGGATTTATATTAAATCTATTACCAAAACATAATTCATATTGTGCAAATTGATTTAATAATGCTTTTAGATCTCTTCTTATAATAACTTTTGTGATATTTGAGGTAATTCCATCATCTACACGATCAATAAGTTGATTAATTTTACTATACTTAAATCTACCACCAAACTTATTCATTTCAACATTATCAGCATATAACTTAAGAGCAGAAAATATGGAAGATCTTAGATTTTCCGATGATGCAACCTCTGCTGGATTATAATATACAGTCGAATCAAGCTCCACATATAGTATCTTAAGATCAACAATTTCAGAATTTATACCAGCGATAGCATAACTCTTTAATTTATTTTTAATTTGTGTTTTATCAAAATCTGATACAAATGTTCCATTTTTCGGTTTAATGCTTATCTGCACTTTACCAAACTGTGGTGGATCTAATTCTTCACCACCAACAACTGCAACAGACTCAGTTTGTGGGAAAATTCGAGAAATAATTGCCTCATAGTCTCTTGGTGTAACTGCTCTGTACTGTGCTGAATAGAGTCTTGGAGCAAAATACTTAATAGAGGATACATCTTCAACTTCAGCACCATTAGAAGCGTTACTAGTGGTAGTTATTGTAACATTATCAGTTGGGACAAAGAAAGCACCATTATCTTTTACAAAAGTACCTTGAAAACTGAAATTAGCAGGTCCGTTTCCATCAATTCCATCTGTTACAATATAAGTTGCAGTTATTGTTTGACGATTTTCTAGTTTTTTACCAAAAAATCCATCTCCAAACAAAATTTCATATTTTTCATCTTGTACTTCTTGAGTAAGGTATATTTCTGAAGTGCTACTTAGATTAAGTATATTATCAACTTGAGAATATTTACGTCCTAAACTAGTTTCATCGGGAAGTGAAACATAAACTCTTAATGTTGAACTATCAATATTGGGTGAATCAATAATATATCTTTGATCAACACTTGTATCCACAAGATAACTTCTTGATAAGTAAGTTCCTTCATATATTGATATTTCATTATCAAATTGAGCAAAAGATGTTGACCCAACCTGTTTTATTCTTGAAGATGTAATTTCATCAGGTATTGAGAACCTATAAGTTGTATTTTCATTATTACCTACACATATAAGACCAGGTCTTAGTTTAATGAACGCTGGAGTATTGTCATTTGTTGTACCAAGATTTACATCGTTAATTTTAATCTTCGCTATTGCAGCAGTTTTTGAGCGTGGTACGTATCCAATATTACGTGCAAGTGAAACAACATTCTCACGAACTGTTGCTGAATCTAAGAATGATTCATTTGCAACTAAATTTGCGTTAAATGAGTTAATATAGGTATTATAAGCAAGTGTATCGATTAAAACAGAGAAGTTAGAACCCTCAAAATCAAAATCAGTAAAATTAGAGTTTGATCTTAAAAAATCTTTGATCTGTACTTTGATTTCATCAAAGTCTAAGTTTGTAAATTGAAAAGAGGGCATATTATCTTGTTGGTTCTAAAATAAAGGTAAAATCTTGAGG